CAAGGCTCAGTGCGCTCTTCATACTTCATGCCAAGGACTTCCAATCCCTTGACATACATCTCTACCCAGTCTTTGCGGCTATTAATATCCGCCTCAACCATCCCAACAATGTCGGAAGCAATTACAGACAATTCAGATTCACTAATGTGTTCAGCCAAATTGGCTTCAAACGGAACATTATCTGTTTCCTCACCGGGCATCAAATCAATCTCAATGCCGTCAATCCCAACCTTTACGTCATCGGGATTTTCAATTTCAATTTCAATGGCCGGGGTGTCATCTACAACAATATCCTCTAGCCCCAAAGGAGCAGGATTGAGAGATGGAAACATGTTTGTAGCCATATTGGTCCTTAATAATAAGCTTTCTGCCTGCGGAAAAATTTAACCTCATCCCGCTCATCGGAATCAAGTCTAAGAAATCCGCCCTGTCTAAATCTTAACAGCGCCTGTGTGCTCGAGTCCACAAGGTCGTCGTGCTCTGCATTAGGAAACGCCGCCATCTCGTCCATCAACTCCTGAGCAAACCGAGTATCCGGTGCCCATATTTTCCCACTCCTGAACATGTCAGACACAGAATTTAAACGAGCAATCTTGTCGTTCTTCTGATACTTCGTCCCCCGAGTAGGCGTGTAGTCCTGTACAGGAATGCCCATCTTCCGCAATTCATATATCAACGGAGCACCCGCGGCCTTAGCCTCAACGATCAACGAATCAGGCTCCCACTGGTGATAGTACTCCAAAGTCTTGTCTTTAAGTTCAGGAAACTCCATCCGCTTCTTAAACGCATCAAGCAAAATAATATTTACATTCTCGGGATCCTCGTTCAAGCAGAACACCCCCCAAGTCGTACATGCGTTGTAGTCAGCCCGCTCACTCTTAGTAAACGCCGTATCCCAAGACTGAATAATGTAGTCACACGGCGGCGGATCATCCCTCTCCCACAACTTCCACCACTCGCGTTTAACAATCGCACCCTCCTCACCCGTAGGAGATTGCTGATACTGAGCGTTCCACTTACTCGGCGGCAACTCCTCCCTAAGAGCTTCCAACAAATCCAACCGCCAAAATTCCGGCCACAAAGGATTGCCACTAGGCATGATGGCAGGAAACTCAATCACCTCCCACTCATCCTCCTTTCCCCTCTTCATGGCGTCCTTCAAGACCTGACCCGTCAGATCCCGATCCGCCCACCGCGTCATAACAATAACAATAGCCCCGTCCGGCTGCAGACGCTGCCTCGGACCCGACGTATACCACTCATACACCGAGTCATAAATTGACGGATTTCCGACAGCCGACGCCGCCTCCTGCTCCGAATGCGGATCGTCCACGATCAACAAATCCGCACCCTTACCCGTAACCGTACCCCCAACACCAATAGCAAAGTAATCGCCGTTCTTATTCGTCGCCCACCTGCCAGCACTCTTACTATCCTGTCTCAAAGAAACCTCAGGGAACACCTCCGCATACGCCTGCGATCCAACTAAGTTCCTCACCTTCCTACCAAACCCCACCGCCAAATCCGACGTATTAGAAGTCTGAATCACCTTCTTATCAGGGAACCTACCCAAGAACCAACTAGGCAAAAGATACGAAGCAAACTCACTCTTAGTGTGCCGCGGCGGCATATTAATAATCAGCCTCTTCAACTTCCCCTGCGCGATCTCCTCAAACTTCTTGGCCATCACCGCATGATGTCTCCCATGTATAAACCCCGGCCACATCTTCCGCACATACGCCATAAACGATGTCTGGCACTTCTCCCTCTCAAGCGCATTCTTGTATTCCTGCACCTGACCAAACAGCTTCTCCCTCTCAGCCGGTCCCAACTTATCAATCAACTCCAAGATCTTCACTGCAAATTCCTAAAGTTCACATACACCGGCCGCACAGTCCTACCCATCCGCTCAACCCTCTTCACAACCCCTAACTTCACCAACCTATCAATAATCTTCTTCGTACTCCCCAACCCCATCTTACCCCGCACCTCACATATATCCCGAATACTCGGCCCGTACCCGTACTCCTTCCACCACTCATCAATCACCAAAAATACCTCCCGCTGCATCGGCGTCATACCAACCCCCATACACCACTCATAACTCCTACCACTCCTCATCTCCCTATTTATCAACACCTTATTCACAGCCTTAGCGCCCATGTCAAGAACCCCAAAATCCAATTCGTGTTGTTGTTTTCAACAACTACTTTAGTACTACTAGTCCTTAACGGAGAGGAAACGAAAATTTTTATACCACCCCACCCTCTTTTTCTCCAAAGGACAAGGGGGGGTCTTCCATAGATTGAGGGGAATCGAGTTCCGGCTGGAATCGTTCGAGTGGGATAGTATGCTGAGTGGAGCGGGACTCCGGTTGCGCGGTTTGGGGGGTGGGGATGGGGTGGGTATCGGCGGGGCTGGAATCGGCCGCGGCTGCAGGCGGATCCGCATCGCGCACTGCGGTCAACTCTGCCAGTAGACTGTCGGCGCTGACTTCAACCGACTCGATATCGGTAGCGTCTGACCGCACTAGATCCTTTAACTGTTGCAATATCTCATTACGGGCCGACTCGCTCGAGGATATCGTTCTAACTTCTTTGCGCTCAGTGAACGCTGCTACTTCCGTGACTGTGCCCAATACCTTTGCTGCAGCTGTTACTTGACCCGGCTTAGCATCGGGGTCTGTTATTACTTTCACAAGGGAATGGATAACCAATTGACGTAGTGCTGCAGGGGTTTGGTATTCCTGTGCCGCTATTGCAAGCTCTATCGCTTCAATCTCTTGGCGCACTCTAGGATCCTTTGCTATGGTGTAGGGATCCTTTGCCATGCTGTGCGGGCTTGTGACGTTATAGGCTGATCTATAGGCGTCTGCCTTTGTGTTTCCCTTCGCTACTTCTAACGCGAACTTGCGTTGCTTAGGGGTTAGTGCCTTATGTGCATTGCCTAGTACAGTCTCGAGGGGGACGGACTGCAGCGCTTCGCGCACACGGGATCGGGGCATGGGTTTCGGTTTTGTCATGGTTCTCATAATAGGGGAACAGATAGGAAAAATCAATCGGGGCTGGATTTTCCATCAAAACAATTCATTGGACACATTGTTGCATTAGTTGACAATTAAGGGCTGCAGCACTGTTGCTGTGTCACTGTAGGAACTGACACCATGAACAAATCAGACATTCGGACTCTTGCCCAAAACGGCTATTCCAATTGGGAGATTCTCACGGAACTAATCGCCAAAGGCGCGGAATACCCGGACGCCGTTTGGACTGTTACTAAGGCGCTGAACCTAGACTCTGATCAAGTGTCAGAGATGGAAGATAGTTACACCAATTGTATCTAAGGGGCAAACTATGAAACTTAACTTCTATTCGGATCCGGGCCACGGTTGGCTTGCCGTCAAAAGGTCAACCCTCAAGGACTGGGGGATTGACAAGTGGATCAGCACTTATTCCTATCAAAGGGGCGGCACAGTCTATCTTGAAGAAGACATGGATTATTTGACGTTCATTAATGAAGCTAACGCTCGAGGGATAAAGCCAATCATTGTCGAAAAGCACACCAATTCCCGTTCACCTATTCGCTCATATGAGCATTTTTCCAAAGGATTCTAATCATGACATCTCGCACTCTTTCCGCTATCGCTCAGGATATCCGGGCACACTGGGCTAAGCCCTATTTTGGGGCTGTGCCTTACTTGCAAGCAATGGGTCAATTGGACTCTATCCGTGACTCTTACGGGTACGACGACGGGCGGTCTATGGTTCTGTATTTTCTGGCTAATGCAGGGACATGGCGCGGCCCGGATGCTAAGCGCATCAAAACCGAACTGAAACAAATTGCAGGCATTAAATAATCGGAGCAACAAAAATGAAATTTCACTTTATCGCAAAATCGAGCAACAGCAAAACCGGGCCGATACCCGTTACTTATTCCCAGCGGGAAACGTGTCCACAATCGTGTCCGCACTATCGAGCGGATTGCTATGCCGAAGATTTTTATACCCGCATGTCATGGGACAAAGTGCCCCAGCGGGGCGGCACACTGGCGGAACTGTGCGGGGCTATTGCGGCACTTCCAGCGGGCCAACTGTGGCGGATGAACGTCGCGGGAGACTTACCCGGCGCGGGCGAGACTGTAAATCCTGCAGCACTGGGCGAAATCGTCGCGGCTAATCGTGGGCGGCGCGGTTTCACTTACACCCATAAAAAAAGCCCGGATGCTATCCATTGGGCGCGGGCGGCAACTGACTGGGGTTTCACCGTCAACCTAAGCGCAGACAATGCAGGGGAAGCCGATACACTGGCTGCTACTGGGTTACCCGTGACTGCCATTGTCCCGATTGATACACCCGAAAAAACCTATACACCCGGCGGCTTGCCGATTGTGGTTTGCCCGGCTCAAACCCGCGAGAATGTTACTTGCGCCGATTGTGGGCTGTGCCAAAAAGCGCACCGCGCGGTTATCGTTGGGTTTCGTGCTCATGGTTCAAAGGCCCGCATAACCGATGCAAAGGCCCGGAAAGTAATTCCATTGGTGCGCTATGCTTAAACACGCCGAACGGTTCTATATCCAATTGGGGGCGCGGCTCGAGCGGGCTCGCGCCCCTATCGATGCGGCGCGGGCTTTGCATGAGATCCGCAAAGCACTGGCCAACGAACACCCGGATGCATTGCCAGACGCAAAGCGGCTTATCGAGCGCGGGCGAGCGGATGCACGATGATGCCCTACGCTGACCACCCGCTAACGCGGGTTTTTATCGCGGGCGCAAGGGCTAGAACTCACGCCGAGATGCGAGAGACGCTAGCCCTTATCGCTACCCTTAGCAAAGGGGAATCGGAACAAACAATCGCGGCTTGCAAGCTTGCGGCTGAGGTATTTTTGGAGAGGAATCGTGACCAAAATCATTACCGTTGACGTTAAATATTGCGGCGTCCCTATCGAAGTGGAAGCGGAATATCGCGGAGGGGAAGCGGCTGTTGGTGGCCCGCTCGAGTGGGCACGGCCAGAGTACGCGCCCGATGCTGTTGCCATCGTTGTCAAGTGCGGTGGCATCGACATCATGCCCTTGCTGAGATCAAACCAAATCAGAGAGATCGAATTACTTGTTGTTGACGCTTGCAACGATGATTGACATGATGTAACATCAGGCTTTTAACAGGAGAACAAATGAACCCCTATCACAAAAAGACCAATGGAGAACTGGCCTACATCATCCGGGATGCCGGAGAGGCTGCGTACCTAATGAAGGGCTTGGACTCTGTGGCCGAGGCCAAGTATCTAGACCAAGTCAACGATGCCACCACAGAGTTGTATAGCCGCTTGAAGCGCACCAAGCACATGGACACCCTGATCAAGGAGGCCATGAGGGCTGCAGCCAAGAGCATCAACGAGAACATCTGCCGGGATGACGATCACCCGGAACAATTTTTCGAAGGGGAGCCGGAATTCTATGCAGCCCTGCGCCGCTATGTGTTAACCCGTAAACAAGGAGAAGCGAAATGAATAACCCAATCGATCCCATTCGGATAGTTGCCACGCCAGACAGCGCACAGGCACTCTGGAGCTACTGTGAAAACTTCAGCGGGAATGAAAAACTCGTCGCCATGACCTGTGCCGCTTTGGCATGGAATCTGGCCCACAAATTGGTGCAACAGCAAATCGAAGGAGAAGCGAAATGAAAAAGTTTTATGTCGAGTTCAAGCGCGTGGCCTACCTTGAGATCGAGGTCGAGGCTGAAACCCCGAGCGAGGCCGAAGACATGGCATGGGGACAATTGGAAGGTGACCCAGAACTATGTGATCAGGATTGGTACGTCAACGAAATCCACCAAGAGGAGCAATGACATGACCGTACTGACAGGAAGCCGGATAGAAGCTGCACGGCTGCTCACGCTGCGCCAGATGCTCAAGCTCGAGATGCTGGGCATGAGCCGATCACGCGGCCCAACGGCCTATTCCACCCTCAAAACGATGGGATTCAAAGGCACACGCGAGAAGGTGCTCGAGCAACTAGACCAAATCAGAAACGAAATTCTCGAACTGAAGGAGTAAATATGGAACCCCTTACCACTGCAGAAAAAGTCGAGCGAGTTGTCTTACTAATCGCTGTCATCGCAGTCCTTGCCGATGTTTTTTGGATCCGACCATGAACACCTATCGCATCCACCTTGTCAGAGAGGTCGAGCTACAAATCGACCTGCCCGCCGCTTCGCAATTGGACGCGATGCGCCTCATCCAAACGATGGCATTGGATTATGATGATCGAGACGCCAAACAAACAAGGATCCTCAGTGTCAAAGAAATCATACCCATTCGGCAGTCTTTTCTCGATCCATTTGCTGGAGGATGAAAACGGCCATGTCACCGTTGTCGCAGAGTCTGTGGGCAACGGACTGAACAACGAAAACCTCGGTCATTTTCTGCTTTACCGGCTCACCGAGATGGAGATGCAGGAACCGCAGATGATGACCGTGCAAATGCCAACGCACTCAGCACATTGGCATTGACTTGGCGAGGGTTTGGGAAGCTCGAAACAATCCCTGCTCTACAAAGAAGTCATTGAAATCACCGGCTGGCGGCATGTAATATGCCCAGCCGATTTTTTTTGCCACTCGCTCTCCTGTGCCGCTCAAATCGTTGTCGGCAATCACGAAACCCCCTGTCAGAGTGGAAGCGATCTTCTCCATGTTGTTCGCTGAAAAGCAAACGTGCAAGGTGTACCGGCGCTTCAGCTGCTTGAGCACAGCCCTCACGCTTAAAGCCGTAGCATAGCCCTCGCACAGGACATCGATGCCCTTGTTGTCAAAGACGAACTGTGCATGGGATGTCTTCTGTCCGTACAAAAACTTCTTCGAGCCATCCTTAGCAATCATCTGGACGCCAACCAAGCTGCTGCCGATTCTCATCGGGATGCACAGGATCCTGACGCCTTCGTTGACCCAGACGTAGCCCTGCTCTTCTGGGAATCCCTTGGCCTTCAAGTAATCATGATGCCCAAGCTGGCACTGACTGAGGATCCACGATGCCTTGCCTGCTGCATCCTTCTGCAGCCGCTCACGCTTGAGTTTCTCCTGCCGCATGAGCCTGTCTGCCTCCCTCACATCGACAGAGCTACCCTCACCCTGCCACACACTGACCGCCTCGTTGAGCGCCCAATTCTGCACATAGCCCACGTTGCCCATGAACTTGACTGCGCCGTTGCGTTTGCGAGGATGGTCTTCTGTCGGGTATCGCTTCCACACTCCGAGGGGAGGCGGAAAATCAATCAGTATCCCGTGACAACGAGCGAATTGAATGAAGTTCATATGCGCCTCATCCCCTTGAGATATCGAATCAGTTTAGCCTTTACAAACCTCTGGAATTCTGGGTTGGGTTGCATGATAGACACATCGTCTAGGTTACGAGGCCACACTCCGAACTTTTCTCTGTAGGTGTGAGCCGCTCGGCCACTTG